GTCGAGCGTTTGGCTTTGCAGGATGATGTTGGTGCCCGTCTGTTCCGCCAGATAGCCCAGCGCACTGACGCGGGGCTGATTGGCAGAGAGCAGCACCAGCGTGCCGTCGTCCTTCGTGCAGTAGGCAGTGGAGGTGCGCGTGAACGTCGTGGCGACGCTTGATGTCGTGACAGCCGCGCCCGAGCAGTTTGCCGTCGGGTTGATGAGCATTGCCACGCTGATGACTCTGTCAGCGGGCGCGAATCGCTCTGACAGCGAGCCCACCTGCGCACGAATTCTCGGGCGCGCACCCGCCCATGCGGAGGGCGCTAGGTACAACCCGAGAAGCGCCCCGGCGAGGAGAACGGCCTGGCGATGTCGTGCCACGGCTGGGCGCATTGCTTCTCCTCTCCTCACTTGGTTTGGGTGACCCACGTCGCTGCGGTGGTCACTTGGTTGGCAGTCGCGGCGAGGCAGCACAAGGGCAGCACCTCGGGCAGGTCGAGCGCCCACGAGGTGCCGTTGGCGATCGGCCGGGCCTTGTTGATGGTCGGTGCCACCGTGACGGAACACCAGATGGTATTGGGCCCGTTGTTGAAGAGCTCGACGCTGCGGCGCCCCGTCATCGCGGTGAGGCACGTTGAGCTCGTGGTGACGAGCCACTCCGACGAAGGCACAGCGGTCGTGACCCCCTCGACCAGAGATGGAAGGACCGGCACGCTCGATGTGAAGGTCGCCGCGGATGCGTCTTGGACATGAATCCAATAGCCGCCGGCCGACAGGATGAGACCCAGGCCGACCATCAACAGGATGCGCTCAATGTGCTTCATGGCCTGTCCTTTCGCTCCACGAACGCGTGGTAGAAGTTGCCCCATTCGGAGTAGTCGGCGACGCGCTTCACTTGATAGGGGACGTCGCGAATGGTGATGACGTCCGCGTCGTACTGCGGGCCGCCGGCGAAAAGCGGCGCCGTGGTGAAGACGGCCAGCGAGGTGTCGAGGTCCACGCCCTGCGGCAAAGGCTCTCGCGCGGTGCCCGCGACCGGCGTCACGACGGCCTGAATAGCGAGAGTGTTGGGCGGAAGAGTCGCCCACCGACCGTTGGCGTACGCGCCTTTCGCCCGGCGCGTCACGACGTACTCGGAAGCCAGCTCCTCGATGATGGCCGACATGTCATGGAGCACGGACGACCTCCTTGGCACTGTCGGGCGCCTGCACGCGCCAGGTGATGCTCGCGACCAGCTGCCCGGTGTCGATGAGCGGCGTCGTGCTGCCCTTGCGTCGTATGGTGGCCGGCTTGAGCGGCGGCGCGATGTGCGCGCGGATGGTCGCCAGCACGTCGGCGTGCATCTGGGCACCGAGGATTCCGAGTCCGGTATAGACGCTGAAGCGGCCAATCAGCACGCCCTTCAGCACCTTGTCGAGGGTGGCGTCGTACTTCGCCTTGTTCGCGTCATAGGTGGACCGGATGTAGCTGCGTTCCGGCACGCCGACAGACGGGGCGCCGAACTCATGGATGGCCGCGAGCTTCACGGTGTCGATGCCGTCGTCCCGCGCCTTGGCGCTGTCACCGAAGACGCCGACCTTCACGTTCGGCTTGCCCTTCAGCTGGGCAGAGATGGCCTTCAGGCGCTTCCCGGACGGGTCCGAGTCCTTGAAGCTGAATTTCACTCTCACCTTGGGGGAGGCCACCGTCACACCCCCAGCCGATGAGGCATGAAGAGGCGGCAGAGCCGCTTGTATTCCTGGCCGTACGAGGTGCTCTCCAGGCCTGCCCCGGTCGGGGACCTGTCGCCGCTCGTGTCGTAGGAAACGGAGATGGGGCCGATGGTGACCGACTTCTTGGCGGCTTCAGCCAGCGCAGACCGCTGCGTCATGGTGGCCAGGTGGGCAGCGAGCCAGACGGCTGCCATGTCCAGCTTCGAGCCCCAGGAGGAGGCGTTCATCTGTGCGGCCGTCATCGAGAGGACGACGTTCCACGTGGCGTCAGGAACGCTCTCGAGCTCGGAGGCGATGGCGATGACGTCTGTCTTGGTGATTGCCATCTCGCATGCCTCCTTCCCTCGCTTCGGACTTACTGGGGCGCCTCCTCCGCGGCGTCCCGCGAACTCACTGGTCGCCCCCTGGTTTGGGGTTGTGGTGGGACTACTTCTGCGCGGTGGCGGCCTCTGCCGCGGTCAGCTGGAGCTTCTGAATCTGCGCGTCGATGGCGTCCGTGACGGTCGAGCGCTTCTCGTTCTTGTTCTTCTTCCAGGCCTTCAGCAGGCCCAGGTCCAGCGTCTCCTTGACGTAGTCCACCGCCTCCTTGGCGGTGAACTGCCCGAGCATCTCCGGGTCGTAGTCCTCGTCACCGGCGGGCTCTTCTTCTGCGTCCGTGGACTCCTCACCCTCGTCTGGCGGCTTCGCGGCCGCTGCCGCCTTGCGCTTCGCCGCAGACGCCACCTTGTCCTTGCCAACCTCCAACCAGGGCTTTCGGTCTTCCCCCTGCGTCTCGAGCATGGCTGCGGCCGCTGTCGACTCGAGGTGCTTGCCCTCCACGACCTCATCCCAGACGTCGTCGGGGACCGGGTTGTTGCCAGGCACGAGATGGATGCCGCCGGCGATGGTGAGAATGCGAGCGGTGTTGTTTTTGATGGTGGGCATCAACGACTCCGGCGTGAAGTTTGGAGGGAACGTCAGGGGTTCTTCGTGCGGAGGAAGACCTTGCAGTTGGGGTTCCCGGCATCGACCGCGAAGGCGGCCACGCGCGTGGCTGCGGCCGACTCGAAAGCGTAGGGCGTCGGCGTGGGCGTGGTGGATGGCAGCGCCGCGGCGCCGGGCACGAGCGCATCCGTGGTGCAGCTGGGCGCCGGTACAGCGGCCGCCGTCCCGACCTTGTAGCAAGCAGCGACGTCGCACTGAATGCTGTACGTCATCTTCGGCAGGATGGTGAGGACGTTGGTAGCGCCGGCGTCCGAGGAGATGAGCCGCCCCGCGGCGACGTCAGCAGCCTCAGCTTCCGACACCAGCAGCCCGGAGCTCTTGAGTGCGAAAGCCGCCGCGACCATCAAGATCGCGACGACGAGGACGGTGGCTTGTCTGGCTTGCATTGGAGGCCCTTCCGCAGGTGGTGGTGAGGAGGCGGCGCTTTATGCGCCGTCGGCGTAGACGACCGCGGCGGGGCGGAAGACGATGACGCCGCCGGCGCGAGAGAGGCAGGGCACGACGATTTCGAGGTTGCGCGCCTGCTCATCGAGCTGCTCGAAGGGCCGCGGGCGAACGAGCTGCAGCACGTTCGGGTTCTTCGGGTACGCCACCATGCGGTTGGTGCCGCCGGCGCCCTGGCCGGCGAGCGCGTCCCAGGCCTCGAAGTTCTTGATGTGCGGACTGACGCGCTGGAAGTAGCTCAGCACCGTCTCCGTCAGTGCGCTGTCGAGGCGCTTGCGCGCCGCGATGTTGAGGTTCACCTGCGGCATGCAGATGGTGTCTGGCCGGTAGATGCCTTTGGTCGTGGTGACGACTGAGTCGCCAATGCCGAAGAGGTCATCGAGAATCTCGTTCGCCGTCTTGTCGGACCACAGCGGCGAGCCGCTCGCTCCGTTCGGAACGACATACACCGAGGTGTTCGGCTGGTTCGCGATGCCGACCAAGTTGAACTCGGTGGCGCCGATGACAGCAATCTCCTCCTGCTTCTGCTCGTGGGCGCGGCGCGCCGCCTCGGCCTTCTTCGCGTCGAGCTGCGTGCCGTCCCGCGCGCTCTTGCGAATCTCGGTGATGTTGTAGCCATAGCTGTCGCCGATGTCGCGAACGCGGGACGTGTTCTCCGTCCCGTAGACGTCCGCGCGAGGCAGGTCATCGCTGTACCCGGCGATGATTTTCGCCATGCCGACCTGGTCGTAGCTGCGCCAGGTGATGAGCGTTGCATCGGGGTCGATGTCCGTCGCGAGCGGGATGAGCTCGCCGGCCCGGAACTCCGGGTACTCGTTGTCGTAATTGCCCGCCTTAATCTGCTCGAGACTGCGCGAGAAGTGGACGCTCACGGGGGCATCCATGTGCAGGACGCCTTTGAACCGCAGGTGATTGACGCGCATCTTGGCCGCTCCTTGATGTGCGGCGTTGCGCCGCGAAGATTGGTGAAGGCTTCGGGCGCTACAGGCTCGCGATGTAGGCGTTCATGTCGACTTCGAGGATGGCCAGGCCGCCCGCCGCCGCCGAGCTGCCGTAGTTGCAGCCCTTGCAGATGACGGCGGTGGCGCTGTCCGCCGACTTCCGGAAGCTGCCCTTTTGCGTGTTGCCGCCGCTCGCGGTGTGGCGCACGTAGGCCTGGTCGTTCTTGTTCACCGCCTCCTCGACGGTGACGTAGACACGGCCTTTGCGCATGACGGCCATGGGGTTCTTCGGCAGCACGCCGGTGTTGCCCATCTCTTCGCGCGGATACTCGTGGTCATGCACGAAGACGCCGACCATCTTGCTGGTGCCATCCACCATCAAGATGGCCTTCACGTCGGTCGGCCCCTGGGCAACCATCACGCCGAGAGGAATCTCCGCGGAGGCCTCGCCTTGGGCGTACGTGGTGCAATCGTCGTCGCCCGAGTCCGCCTTCATGCCGGCGAAGGCAACCGCCATGCTCGAGTTGTAAGTCGTCTGGACAGCCATCTCTGACCTTCCTTCCGGTGCCTCGTAGGGGGTGGGCGACTACGCCTTCGCGGACTTCGGCTTCCAGGCGGTCCGCTGACGCGTCAGCATTCGCTGGTACGCCGCGTCGGCATCGCTTCGGGTGTCGTCGTCGCGCGTCGCCTTGTCGGCCGCACGGCGCGTCGCGGAGACGTCCGCGTGGTCTTCCCGCTCGTCGTCGGCGTCGTCGGCGTCGTCGCGCGTGTCGTCGCGTTCCTCGAGCGCCTTCTCGATGGCGAGGTCGAAGCGGGCCTGTAGGTAGTCGTCGCTCTTGCCGTCGAGCTTCAGGTCCGGCGACAGCGCCTTCAGGACGGCGAGCTTCACGTCCTTGTCGCTCAGCTTCGGCAGCGCCTTGCGGTCTGCGGCGTCCAGGTGCGGCGCAGCCTGGCGCTCGAGCGCGACGCGGGCGGCGACGACCGTCTGCAGGCGCTTCGGGTCCTCCGCGTCCTTGCGAGCCGCCTCGAGCTTCTTCAGCTCGTCGGCCGCGGCGTCTGCCTTCGCTTGGGCCTTCGCGAGCTCGGTCTTCGCCGTGTCCCGCTCGTCGGTGAGCTTCTTCAGCGCGTCGGCGTGTTGCGCCTGCATCTTCTGAATGGCCTGGCCGAGCTGCTCGGTGCCGTCGAACTTGATGCCGTCGAGATGGATGGGGAACGTCATGGGCGTCTCCTTGACAGGCGCAGGGGGCGCCTCGGTGTTGTCTGTGGTGAAGGCCTGACGCGCGTCGCCTGCGTCCATACGGACGCGCACCTCGGGGCCGGCCCGGCCCTGAGGGACGATTGCGACGTGGTTGCCGCGGATGTTGCGCTGGATGCTGTCGTAGTGCTGGCCGTCGTAGATGCCCGGCGTCTCTTCGACGTCGCAGTAGTAGCCGAGGCTGATCTGCGTGGCCCTGCCGGTCTCCAGCTTCTTCACCACGGCCGGCGCGTGCACCAGCATGGGGCCGCGCATCTTGTTGCCGTCCTGGCGGATGCTGTCGCCCAAGCTGCCGACCGCGTACTTCTCCGTGTTGTCGGCCGTCAGGTGTTCCGGCGGGTGCTCATCCGTCACCGGCAGACACGCGAAGGACTCGATGCTGTCCGGATGGAAGACTTCCTCCGGAAGCCGTAATTCCCTCCGCGCGGTGCCGTCGGCGTTGAAGTAGTCGAAGACGCCGGTGCGCGTGAGGTACGCGTCGACTCGAAGCCAACCGTTGGGCAGCCGCCGCGGCTTCCGCAACTCACCATTGTCGTAGCGGACTACTGACACATCCGGCTCCCTGCCTAGGGACGGGCTGCCGCAGCGCCGCGATTATGTCTTGACTGGAACGCTATCTGTCCAGTTCAGCTACAGACCAGCCAGCAAGTCCTCGAGGACAGGCTCTGCGGTGCACCTGCAGTTGATGGGGAAGCCCGGGTGCCCATCCTCGGGCGGGTCGTCCCATGTAAACCGCATACCTTCACGCTCGGCGTGTGTCTCTCGAACACGAGAGTCTTTGGAAGTTCTCCACAAGTACCCCTCCACGCCGAGCTCCTGCTGGCGGGCTTGGTTCACCTCGCCGAAGAGCTTCAGCGTCTGGTCTCTCGCGATGAGCGCGGCGCTGCTCTCGGCCACGTCGAAGCGCTCGAGCAGCCGCGTGGCGAGCTCCTCGGCCCGCAGGCCCTGGCGGATGCCGGTCAGCACCACCTGCTCCACCTGGTCGAAGTACTTGCTCGAGATGGACTTGATGAGGCTGACGTTGGTCGCCACGAAGTCCTCGAGCTGACCCGAGATGTTCGGCTCGAGCGCGCCCAGGTCGACGCCCAATGCGCTGCGGATCTGCTTGTTGAGCTGCTGCTTCTGGAAGTCCGAGGTGCGCGTGCCGATGTCTTTGGCGAGCCGCTCGAGCTGATCATCACTGACCGCGTCGCTCAGGGCATCGCGCGCCTGTTGGACGAGGTCCCGCGTCTTCTTCCCGCCGGCGTCGGCTCGAGCGAGCAGCATCGATGGGATGGCCGAGTCCCCACGACTGTCCGCGAGCGCCTTCAGCTGCGGCAGTAGGAAGCGCTGGATGGCGGTGCGGCACACGGCCAGGTACCCGCGGAGCTCTCGGAAGTAGAAGAGCTGGATGCTCTTCGGCTCGGCCTGCCGGGGCATGGGCTTCTTTCGCTGGACTGCCTTCGGGATGTGGCCGTAGCGAGCTCGCAGCTTGGTTCGAAGGGCGTTCACGACGCGCGCGTGGGCTGTCACTTCGGCGGCCAAGTCCAGTAGCCCAGTCGCGGCAGCTCTGAGAACAGCGCGTGATGCACGCTCACCAGCGTCGCTGTGCCCGGCGGAAACAAGGTCAGCTGCACTTCCTCGCCCTTCACCTTGCTGATGGTTGCGGGCCACGGGTCTGCCCCTTCAGCGTGGTGCCAGTGCACAACCTGTCCAACAGTGGGCTTCATGCGTCCTCCAGTCCCGCGGCAGCGTTCTCATCGTTGCGACACATCTCGCAGCAGCCGAAGACGAAATCCGTGTCGTCTTCGGGCGGTGCGAGCCCGATGACCTCGTCGCCGATCGCTTCACGCTTGAGCTGCTGGCGCGGGATGCGCTTGGGTCGCGGGCTTCGGCACAGGCCGCAAGAGCAGCCGGGTCTCACGCTGGGCGTTCGGTAGGGCTTCATCACGTCATCCCTTGAACCGCCCCGATCGCCGCGCACACGACGGCCGCGACGTCACCGCGGAGCTCGGGGAAGCGTGGTTTCAACTCCATCTCTGGCGGCGGGGCTTCCTCCTCCCTGGCGGTCCGTGGGCTGGTTGCTTGGGGCGCCCGCTTCCTCCCGGACGTGCCACCTCGTTCGATGCGCAAGGACGAACCTCCGGTGTTGTCGAGCCCACTCCGTGGTGAAGCTGAAGAGATTCACCGACTCTCCTGGCCCGTGATGCGACGGCACGCGCGCGCCAGCTTCTTCGCCGTGGTGAGCAGCGCCTCGCGTGCGTCATCCTCGAGGCGCTCGTGGAAGCGGCAGGTGATGGAGCCGTCCCTTGCGCGTTGCTGACATTGCAGCCCGCCGATGTTCACCCAGCAGCCGTCATGCTGCTTGGGCGTCAGGAAGGCGGTCACGCTGCGTTCTCCTCGTTGGCGGGCTGCTGGCCTGCTTCCGCGGCCGGGTCCGGCGCCGTGGCAGCCACGGCCTCCTGCGCCTTCTCGAACTGCGCGCGCAAGTCGAAGTCGAGTGTCGTCTCGAAGGAGTACTCGTCGCCGCCGAAGCGGGACGTGGCTACCTCCTCGGCGTGCAGGACGCCGGCGTCGATGTTCAGCTTGTCGGTCTGGGCCTGCTTGTTCCGCATGTCGGTGATTTCGGCCTGCGTTTGCTGGCGCAGCGGGTTGAAGGAGAGCGTCCAGTTGGGCGGCTCCTTGCCGCCCGTCGGGCCCTGCTTGGCGCTGAAGCAGACCTTCACGAACTTGTTGAGGGCTGGCAGCAGCTGCTTCGTCTGCCGGCCCTTCACCGCGTCGAACCAGATGCGCTCGTCGCTGTCGCCGGTCGCATTCAGCCCACCCGGCGAGGCACCGAAGAGCTTCGTGCGTGGCATCTCCGCGGCCGCGCAGACTCGGAGCTCGAACTTCTCGAGAATCTCCGGGAGGCCGCTTATCTGCAGCGGCTCCGTCTCCATGTCCTCTTCCGAGTCCACGATGTCGGCCCGACAAATGGAGCGGGCGAGGTCGAGCTGTCGGGCGCGCTCGACGAGGGCGTTCTCGTCATTCCCTGCGATGAGCTCGGCCAGGCCCTTCATCTTCAGACGCCGTATGCCGGCGTTACCGAGCATGAGCACCGCACTCGCCCAGGCCGATTCGAAATCGCGGACCACCTCGTAGACGCGGGTCAGCACGCTCTTGCCCCAGCCCTTGTTCCGCTCGAGCGCGCGGCGGCTGACCGCGATGCCCTGGAAGACGATGAGTCGAGACTCGTGCACCAGGACGCCCTTGTTGTTCTTCCGCGAGTCGGCAAACCGGATTCGGTAGGTCTCCGCCTCGCCGAAATTCTGCTCACGCGGGTCCGCGTAGGTGCTTTCGCGGACGAGCTCGCGCTTCGACAGGGCGGTCAGCCAGCTCACCTTCTTGACGCGCGTCAGGTCCAACGGTTTCCAGGCCTGCTGCCCATCCTCGGCGCCGATGAGCAGCGCGCCGCCCCCGAGCGAGCGTTGGTACCAGAGGGCCTGACAGGCCTTCTCGAGCAGCCCGAGCTCGTCGAACTGGGCGTGCATCGTTTCCGAGACGTCGCTGTCCTTGTCCTGGATGGCGAGCTTGAAGCCCTCGCGCGTCATGTCGTTGGGCAGCGTCTCGACGATGCGCGCCATGACGTCGTTGCCTTCCCACAGCTGCTCAGCCTCGTCGTCCGTGAGGTCTGTCGCTTCGAAGGAGGTGGCGAGACGCTTGTCGTAGAGGAGGTCCCCGACCCCGGTGAGGGCGTTCTTCCAGCCATCGCGCCGCAGGGCGGCAACAGGCATCCCCATGAGGCGCACTGTAGGACGCGGCTTGACTGAAGCGATAGCGTCTCAACTACAGCAGGCCGGACGTCATCATCGCGGCTCGGTCTACGTCACGGTTGCCCGCGAGGAGGGAGTACCCTCCGGACGCCGCGTCGGCCATGTCGTCGTGCGCGTGGGTGTCATTCGCGGTGAGCGCGCAGAGCTCGTCCCGGAACTCGGCATTCCATGGGCCCCGAACGAGGTAGAGCATCTTGTTCCGGCCGGCCGACGACAGTGCCTTCCAGAAGTCGACCTTCGAGCCGGTCTTGCGGTGCCCATGCACCTGCCAGCCGAACAGCACCTTGCTGGCATAGTTGTGCGTGTTGCTCTTACCCGACGCGCCGCCCTCCTCTTCAATCCAGACCGGCACATTCTTTCCGTCCATCTCGGCGGTCGCGCGGATGTGTTCTTCGGTGCCGCCTGGGTCCTCTCGGAGCCGCGTGACGTGGGTGATGTAGACGACGCGGGCGCCGGTCTTGAGGCGCTGCACGCCCAGGCGCACGCCGGCTGTCCAGTCGGGGTCCTTGCCGGCTTCTTCTTCGGTGCTCGCGAGGTCCCAATACCGCATGGTGCGAAGGCCTGGCGGGGGCGCATCGACGAGCTGGAAGTAGCTCGGCTTGAAGAACTTCCCGCTCGTCACCGCGTCCCAGTCACCTCGCTCAAGCCGAGCCCGCTCCACCTCATCGAGGTTGACGAGGCTTGTCATGTACTCGTCGACAACGAGGCCCGGGTTGTCGTTGGCGAACGAAGGAACGAAGACGGCGCCGTCCGCTTTACGGTTCTGCAGGCGAGCCAGAGACGCAGCCTCGGTACTGGGCGGACTCATGAAGATGGGTGGCCAGGGGACCTCCTGCTTCGTGTTGCGGGCCTTCACGTACTCGCGAGCCGAGATGCCGGACTCGTGCCTCGCGTGCTCGAAGAAGCGGGCCTTCACCCATTCATGTCCCGGGCCGCCCGGATTCGTGTTGCTGCGCATGCGCAGCGGCACCTTCATGTTCTTCGTCCTGCGAAGGCGGCTGAATAGGTATTTGTATTGCGTCTCGGTGAACTGCGTCAGCTCCTCGAACCCAATGAATTGAAACTCTGCCGACTGATAGCGGTACTTGTCCTTCTCGATGGCCAGGTACGCGAACGAGATGGTCGCGTCCGGCTCGCCGCCTCGAGTTGGAAAGTGATAGCCATACAGCTTCTCGTCCCATTGCGCCTTCGTTCCACGCCACCACTCATCGGCTCGAGCCTTGAGTGCCTTCGGCAAATCCATCTCCGTCTTCGTGCGACGGAACAGGATGGCCGAGTAGCCGGGAACGTCGATGTATTGCAGAGCTGCGAGCAGCAGTGCTGAGCTCTTGCCGCCTCCGGCGGCGCCGCCGAAACAGACCTCCGGCACATCAAGGTCGAGGAACACCCTCTGGGTCGGGCTCGGCGGGTGCGGGCTGAACGGCTTGGCCACCTCGAGGCTGTGTTCCAGCCTCTTCTCCCGCAGACTCGCCAACTCCGACGCTGCCATGGTGGCCAGCGATGGCATCGAGCGCGCGCTCGAGCGTGTCCGGCTCCCCTGTGAATTCCTGTTTGAGGCGCTCGAGGGCATCGCTCAACTCCTCCCTCACATGCACCACCACGCGAGGGGCGTAGCGCTTGGGTTCCGCCGCCTGCATCAGAAACGCGAGCGCCTTCCAGTTCAGCTTCCCATGGGCCAGCATCTGCGCCTCCATCACGAGGCAGCGGTCGACGCGAGCAGCCAATACGCTGTCGCAGAACTCGCGAAACGGGCCCTTGGACTGTTCCCTACCTTTGGCCAGCCAGCGGTACAGCGTCGCCTTGTCCACGCCCGCGCGGTTGGCGGCGTCCTCGACCGTCCCCACGCATCGCAGCGTGCGGCAGATGGACTCGGTGACGTCGGCATTCAGCGCGGTGGGCCGACCGGGCGCCCTGCGTGGCTCCAGGAAGGCTTTCGCCATCTCGACGATGTCCGGCCGCTCCTCCAGGTCCTCGTCGTCCTCATCATCGGGCGGAGGCCTTCGCGGGGCCTTCCGGGGGCTCCGTTTACGGGCGGTGGGTGCACGCTTCTTCTTGGGCTTCATCTCGACACCACCCACTTGCCGCACCGGCAACATCGCTTGGCCCAACCCGTGGAGTCTTGCCGCTGGGTCACCCACCAATGGCCAGGCCAGAACCAACACAGGGCATGTCCGAGCACGTTGATGCGCTGGAAGGCTTCGTGTGCCTGGGTGAGCCGGCTCCAGAAGTTCATGCGCCCACCGCCGCGCTCTGGACCGAAGCCCGCTTCCGCAATACCCACGCGCGGTAGTTGCACCGTTTTGAGCACCACTTCTTCACCAGCGGCCCTCGCTTCGGCCGCTCAGCTATCGGCGCCCCACAGTGCGCGCACGGGCCCTGCGGCGCGGCGGTCGCGAGCCGATCGCGCGAGGCCTTTCGGCGGTCGATGAGCTGCTGTCGGTGGTCGTAGTACCAATTCGACGCCCGTACTGCGGCCTCGCGCCTGCCTTCCGCAGGCAGGTCGCGGTGAATGACATGCGCAGTCGCGGTGGCTGCGCGCTCGTCAAAGAAACCCAGCAACTCGCCGGACAGGCTTCTGTCGCCGCGGAGCCGGCTTGCCGCGGCGAACTCCTCCAAGACTTCGATTCGCTTGTTGTCGCGCAGCCAGCGCTGGTCCGACTCGAAGTGCAGACCCACGAAGTCGACACCGCCAGGCGCGAAACTGCAGGCGGCGAGCCCCTGGGTGAGAATGTCGAAAGCATCGTCTACGGCTTCCTGGCCCGACGCTGCACCGAACATCAGGACGTCAGCACCGCCCGGATGACAGAGCAGGTCTCCGCAGACGTGGGC